CCGATGCTCGGCAAAATCGTGCAGCACCAGTTCTACGAGGACCAGATAGCCAAGGCGGAGCGCGACGGCGACCCCGGCGAGGTGATTGCCAAGCTGTTCAATGTGTATTCGAGCGGCAAGGTGACGAAGTGGATCACGGGCGACAAGATACGTCCGCTACAGGTGGCGAAGCGCATCACCGACTGCCACTATCAGGACGGCTGGCGGGTGTTCGTGGGGCTCGACTTCTCGCTGGGCGACGACCTCTACGCAATGGTGACGCTGGGCGTGAACTACACTCCGAGCGACACGATGCGGGGACACTTCTTTGCCGACGCGGTGGCGTGGGTGCTCGAAAAGACGATGAAGGAAAGCCCCAACCGTCCGCTCTACGAGGAATGGGTGCGGCAAGGGTGGCTCTACGTCTGCCCCGGTGAGGTGTTCGACTCCATGCTGAGCATCAACCAACTGGCAGCCATTGACGACCGCCAGGACATCGATATTCGCTTTTTTGGATATGATCCTGCCCAGAGCATTCAGCCGATTAACCAACTGAAGGCGTGGCTCCAAACCATCCTCCAGAAGAAGAACCCGCAGGCAACGGCAGCCGACATCGCCAATGTGATACAGCAGATGGTGGTGCCCGTCTCGCAGACCGCCCTGACGCAGAACCCCCGCATCGCCGAACTCGAAAGCATGATACTCGACAAAGAGCCGTGGATTGAGTTCTCGATGTCGCCCCTGTGGCCGTGGTGCTTTGGCAACTGCGCCCGCGAGAGCAAGGGCGACCCTCCCATCTGCCGCATCGTGAAGGGAGGCCCACAGCCGACGCATAAGATAGACCTCGTTCATGCCCTGCTCGACGCATTATACGGTTTCGACCTTGCGGAAGGCAGAGTGAGTGAATAGAGAACACGAATTTTACGAATTATAAACAATCACTTAAAATTAAAGGACATGGAATTACAAGTGAACGAAAGAGAAGCCCTGCTGATAGTTACGGCATTGGGCACGTATCAGAATCGTGTGGGACAGCACACAAGTTGGGATCAGCGCAAGCGACAGCCGACATTGAGGGCGAGGCTTGCCGACTGCGTGACCATTGGCGACGATGAGGAAGCCAAGGCGGTACGCAAGGCACTGGCCAAGACCAAGCGACGCATCGAGCGAGGAATCAACCTCGGACTCGAAATCAGCGCACTGCGTGAGAGAGTGAAAGCAGAGACGGGTATCACCGACGAGAAAGTAAATCCGAAAGACGATGAATGACCCGTTGAACATCATCATACCAAGTCAGGATATTCCCGACTTCTACCGAATGTTGCGAGACTTCAGGCGAAATCGTGGCAACACGTTCGCCTACTTGCAAATCGAATTGGAAGAGCGATACCCTAAACTGAAAGAGCGGTATGGAACTACATCTGAAGATTAACGACGTGGTGGGCATGGATGACCAGAAGCGGCACATCATCCGAGTGGACGATGAAAGCCTACGCGATGCCCTTCTTGCTCATCCCGGATGGATAACGCAATGCGTGGTGAAAGACTTTCTGCTGAAGCACAACACCCGATTGCTGAATGAAATACTCGACGACCCCACCCTACGCAACAACATCTACATGGACGAGAAAGCCAAGCGTGAACAGAAAGCAGAGCGACGTGAGCGGCATCGTCAAGACGAGATAGCAAAGCAGCGCAGACGTGACCAGTTCATCGCATCAAGGAACTATCGCCAAAGCGTTGACTACATTCATAACGTATTAGGTTGGAACAATGAATAGCATCTTTGACACTCCCGAATACAAAGAACGATGGGCGATGTACCAGTCAGCACTCACGGCTGGCATCCCCATCGTATCTACCGAGACGTGTGCCATTATTTGCGCCATGTTGTTAGTATGGGGTAATACGGAAGAGTTCACCCACAACCACCGACTTGTCTGCGAATTGCAATACGCACAGCAGCGGTTCGGCATCGAGGGTGGCAGCATTCCCCGTGACCGTAATTTTCTTACGGCACTAAACTACTACACCGACCTGCTGACCATCAATCAACAGCGTGAGGACAGAGTGCCCGACCATATCGACGCACTATTCCAAGAGCGTTACGGATTTCACTTCAACAAAGAATAAACGAATTAAACGAAATTATGAAAAAGGCAAAAGACGCTATCAAGCGACAACTGAAAGAGCAATGGGAGCAGGCGTGCAACGGCTTCCTCGTGGAACTGCTCCGCATGTGGGAACTCGACGCCCACTACGGCTACTGGATTGGCGACGAGACGGGAGGCGTGTACGACTACGGCGACGGGATGCTCACCATCAACATGGACGACATCATCTACTGCGTGTTGAACGACGTCACCCAAGAGCAGTACGAGGAGTGGCAGCAGTACATCATCGACGCCTCCGAGTTCGGCTTCGCCACCCCGAACCTGCGCTCATTCGTCCGTGGCTGTCCCCGCACACCACCCGAGACCTTCCAGCATCTGCGCGAGCTGAAGGCAATGCTCAACGACGCTATCCGCGACGAAAAGGAGCGCATGAAGAAGGGCAAACAGAATAATCCGTATTGAACCCCGAATTAAACGAATTAAACGAATTATGCAAACCAAGACATTTGAGCAGGAATGTGCGGAGGGTCGCTTTGAGTTCAACCAGAACCGCAGCTTTGAAGAGCGTTGCGAAATCGTAAGGCGCACAGCAATCACCCGCGATATGACCTACGAAGAACGGCTTGCGGCTCAACGTCGCAGGTACGGGCTTTAACTCTTCGCTCTTCGCTTTTTATCAAGAAATAGAGAATTTGAGAATTATGGCAAATTTATCAATAATTAGCAAGAATTATAAACAATAAGGAACTATGAAGAAAGTATATAAGAAGCGGGCTGATGAGAGACTATTTGATTGGTGCCGCAGGCTGTCGGAGGATTTTATGTGGCACCGATCGGAGCCTGAGTCCATCCTTGAGATATTAGAAGAAGTGAGCAAGACCAGCTACATCGTAGGCTGTAACGATGCGTACCCATGGTAATCGGTAACGGATTCTTCAGCCCCTCGGAGCACGAGGCGGTGGAGGAGATGAGGAGCAGGAGCGGCTGTGAGGTGAGACGCTGCGTGTTTCCGACCATCGGAAACATAGTGTACTACGTCAGCACGAAGGGCGACCTCTACGGCGTGCAGAAGATTCAGTGCAGGGTACTTACACGAACGTCCAAGCTGGTGAGGAACAAGGGTGGCTTCACGGCTCGGATGCGTGGCGGGATGAAGCGGGAGGAGTGGCTACCGCTCCAGCTGTTGACCTATTGCACCTTCGTGCTCGGCAGGTGGGACGCCGACGCGCAACTGGAGTTCAAGAACGGCGATCCATTCGATTGCAGGCCGGAGAACCTGAGACCCAAGCGCCACGACGTGCCGCCCGAATGGGCAGCGTGCATGGCAACAAGGGCAGATGTGTATGCCAACAACTTCGCTCACGTCTGTTGGTCGGTGAACTATACCACGGGCTACGACATCGACACGTGCAAGGACTTCGTGCAAAATGCTTTCATATACCTTTGCACCGACGGGCGCTATCGGGCGCAGCACAGCACCGACATCGTGGGGCTGTGGGTGAAGATAGCCCGCTTCCGCGCCATCGACTACATGAAGCATGTGACCCACCGCCAAGTGTATGACGTCATCGACGGACTATGCCGGCGCGACGCCTCGTATGAGTTTGACCTTTTCAGCTTATTGCCAGGCAAGAAGGCGCAACTATATACGCGGCTCTACTTCGAGGGCAACACGCCGACGGAGATCGCCAAGGAGTACAACGTACTCCTCGGCTCAGTATCGTCGGCCGTGACCCGATCCGTTCAATACTTACGCGAATACTTAAAGGACGAAATACCCCAATGGAAGTAAAATACAACACCCCCACGATTACGAGCCACGGGCCGCGCCCCGACGGCAAGAACCCTTGCATCATTGTGCGACCGGGCGAAGACCATGCGCCAACGTGCGTGAATCCTCAGTGCCCAAAGGCGGACAACTGCCGCAAGCACATCATGAACCGCACCGACCAGCGCAAGCCGTCCATCGCCATCATCACATGGTACGAATGCAAGCACTATGATGCTATTGACCCCGAAAAGTATAAGGAGGAAAAAGATGGAGAGCATACTTGACAATCCTAAGTACCGCGAGCGATGGGCGATGTACGAATCAGCCTTGCAGGTTGATTTGCCAATCGTGAGCCGTAACACGTGCGCCATCATTTGCGCCATGCTCTTAGTGTGGGGCAACGATGAGCATTTCACGCACAACCATCGCCTTGTGTGCGAATTGCAATACGCTCAGAAGCGGTTCCACATCGAGGGCGGCGAAAGCCAAGACCCCGAATTTGCCGCTTTGCTGCGCTCGTATGTCAGCCAGTTGGAACTCATGCAACGATATGAGAACAGAGTGCCAGACCATATCGACCAGATGTTCCAAAAGCGATACGGATTTCATTTTAATAAATAATAAGTAACCCTTCGACGGCATTGTGCCCGACAGATAGCCGAAAGTGGCGACGGCTTTCAGGTTCGCCACAATCCATACATTAAGATTAAACTTCAAGAAACGAGATGAAGAAAATCAAGATGAAGGACACCATTCTGAGTCATTACCAGAAAGTCCATGAGTTAGAGATGGACGGCGTGACCGTCCGAGTGTTTAAACCGCGCACCATGCAGCATTTGCCGGCATACCAGATGTTGCACTGGATAAGGTATCGAGCGGAAGACGCTATTGAATGGATGAAGACGGAGGACAAGACCTACTGGTGGTTTGGTAATCCTGACTACGGCATGTGGGATGCGCAGACGGTCTATCATTACGACCCCCGCCATAAGGCCTTTAACATCTACTTTGCCGCCATCCTTGTGCGCCCGTTCAGCCGCGAGGCTTACGAGACATACTGCCGTCTGCACGAGAGCATCGACGACATTAACCAGCGTCTTATGCTGATGTTTGACTCGCGCGAGTTCGACCGCATCGGAGGCTATGACCAAAGCTACGGAGCCTACAGCAACCAGGAAGAAACCGACGCCATCATGTACCGCGTAGTCAACAAAGACCGCGACATCCGCGACACTTCGCCATCGTGTTATCTTCAGGTGGTGGACGACGACGAGTACAGTCACGTTCAACGCTGCGGCATGACACTGCGCCAAATGCCGAATGGAGGCACAGAATTCCACGTCATAAAGAACGGCAATATGTCATTAAAGGAATACACCGACACACCTCTGATTCAGTACTTTGCGAAGTGCTACACGGACTTCCGAAAGAAGCACCCAGAAGTGACCGAGATGCGGTTCTACACCGACGAACTGGTAGAGGTTAATGATGAAGAAAACTGAATTTGAAAACTGAGAATCGGCGATAAATTATGCGTTTGTCGCCGATTCCATACATTTCGGAAATAAAACTGCGATTATGATAGTTGACAGTATGACTCACGCGGAAGTGTACCGCGAATTGGAACGCGACCGCGAAGGGCTGACGCGATGGTGGCAGCATCAGAAGGAGGCATTGCGCCGACCCCTGTTGAAGAGCGACAGCAAGCTGTTCCCCGTGACACGGTGGTACGACCACACCTCACCCCGCCATATCCGCTACCTCATCACGTTCACGTCCATCGACAAGCGCATGATACGCACGATGCTCGGCATCGGAGCCCTGCGGTGGATGTCCGATGGCATAACCTTATATACGACATGGGTGGGTGAGCGTTGCAATATACGCAAGTCGGTCTTTATCCCGCACGTTTGGAAGCGCTACGCCGAGCGATGTGGTGTCGATAAAACGGGCACAGACCTCATCCGCCATTTCTTCGACAACAACAACTATAACTTCTCGGCATCGAATATCCATTTGTTTGCCCGGAGCGTGAGGTATAATGGCGATGATCATCGTGCGATATGTGTCAACGAAGGAGTTCTGCTCGGGCATGTAGTTGACGGCGTATTCATCGCCCGCACGTTCATTACTTATGATATGTGCGGAGGGCTCCAGTTACAAGAGCTCGAACGATTCCGTCAGATGATGCCTGAAAAGCTCGAAGACTACCACCGAATGATAATTCCTTTTATCGAACATGGATAGATTGAAGATTCTCCCTTTCAGCATTGCCGTCCTCGTGGCAATTTGCATGGCATCGTGCAAGACCGGCACGACCGTCGTTCGCAGCGTGAGCACCGACACGCTCATCATCACAAAGCACGAGCGCGACAGCATATACCTGCATGACAGCGTATATGTCCACGAGCGCACGAGCGGCGACACCGTATATGTCGAGGTGACGCGCTGGCGCGACCGCTACCGCGACCGCTTCATCCACGACACCATCCGCGAGAGCCGCACCGACAGCGTGCCCGTCCCCTACCCCGTCAGGGTGGAAGTCCCGGCACCGATGCCGTGGTGGCAGCGATGGCTCATGTGGATCGGCGGTGCTGCCATCATGGTGGTCGTCGTATGGATGTGCATCAAGATAAGGGTTTCTTAGTGGGTGTTGTCGGCAGGTCTAACCGGGGTTATGCCAACGGCACCGTGTCGATACCGCCGACTTCTTCTCATTCGTAAAGGTTGTGCTCCCTCGCCAGAAATGGCGGGGGAGTTTTTTGCGTTTATGTAGGTTTGGTAATACCACGGGCGAAAAATAGCCGTTTCATAAATAATCGATGGAATGATATATGAAATGGTTGACTTTTGACTTGATCAAGGCACAGCTCCGCCTTGACGACCAGCAAGCAGAAATGGAGCGCAACATCATCGAAACCCACGCCAAGGCTGCCGAGGATGCCGTGCTCAACGTGTGCCACCGCACACTCACCGAGGTGTTCGAGACCTACGGCGAGATACCCGCTGGACTGACTTATGCCGCCCTGTTGCTCACCGACGATGCCTACAATCACCGTGGCACCGTATCGCCGCAGGCAGTCTATCACCTGCCCGCCTTCAACCTCAATGTCAAACCCTACGTAAAACTAACCGTATAGGACATGGAAACGAAAAAGATATTCTATCAGAGTGACTTCCGGCTCGTGGAATCCAGCGATGCAGGATTCGGGGTGCCGTTCAAGTTCACGTACTACACGGCGAACCCCAAGCAATCATGGGTGGCTACCTTTGACGGCCACGAGTACACGAACTGCGAGCTTGATGGCGACGGCCGTCTGTGCGTGGCTTTCGACGACCATCGTCTTGGCGTTGGTACGTTGATGGTGGAACGCCGCTACTACCTCGACGATGAGCACTACCAGACGGGCATCTGCGACGAGGTGATTGAACCTACGCCCGTCATCATCACCGAGGACAATGTGGAGATGAACGTGGTTCTGGGCTTCAACGGTTGCACTGCCCCCACCATCACGGGTGAGATACCTCCGTACTGGACGAAGGGCGACGAGGGCGACCCAGGACCCGAAGGCCCGCAAGGCCCGCAGGGAGAACAAGGCCCCGTTGGTCCGCAAGGCCCGCAAGGCGAGCAAGGGCCGCAAGGCGAACAAGGGCCGCAAGGCGAGCAGGGGAACTCAGGCGGTATGCTGTTCCCCACGATGTCCTTCAACCCTGAAACGGGCGTGTTGACCGTCCGAGGATTGGCGCAGGAAGTGCAGCGCATCAGCTACGACGAAGCCACTGCCCAGCTCATCATCCGATTCTAACATATAATATATAAGAATATGGCAAACGAGATCCAAGAACTGAAATTCCAGGTCGGCGAAGCATGGAAGGGCGTGTACAACGCCGCCACATCCTACTCGCTGGCCAATGTGGTGCAAGATGCCACTGGCCTGAGCATCTATCGCTCGCTGAAGAGCGGCAACGTGGGTCACCCCGTCACCGACACGTCGTGGTGGTTCTGCATCATTGACATGAGCAGCATCAAGGCGGAGAGCGACCGCATCACAGCCATCAACGATGTCATCGCTCGTGACGAAGCCTTGCGCGTCGCCGCAGAGGAGCTGCGTCAGCAACACGAAGAAGCACGTATCACTGCCGAGCAACAGCGCGTAAGCAATGAGCAAGCGCGGCAGAGTGCCGAGAACACCCGCATTGCGGCCGAGCAACAGCGCGCCAGCCGTGAGCAGCAGCGCGTAAGCAATGAGCAGAGCCGCGTCAGTGCCGAAGCCTCCCGCGTCAGTGCCGAGCAAGCCCGAGTGCTGGCTGAAACGCTCCGTGCCAACGCAGAGGATGCCCGAGCCGCTGCCGAGAACAACCGCGTCGCACAGGAACAGCAGCGCGTCGTCGCCGAGCAGGGGCGTGTCGATGCCGAAGCCCAGCGCGTAGCCGACTTCGCCACACAGATGCAACAGCAACAGACCGCCTATCAGGAGGCCGAAGCCGCCCGTGAACTCGCGTTCGAGACCGCCGAGACGGTGCGCGATGAGAAGGTGGACGAAAAGGTCGCCGATATTACCGAACTACAGGCCAAGGTGGCAGCGCTCGAAGCCGTCGTGGCCGATCTTGAAACGATTGCCGAGGGCCACGTCCGCGTCGCAGGCTCTTCGTCGCCTGCATTAAGCTACAAGAGCTACAAGTACAACGAGCAGGGAGGCTTCGGCCGCGAGAGCGTTTTCTCGCTCCTGTACCCCTGCCTGATAGGGACGAAGCTCACGGGTGACGACGCCCAGGTTGGTAAGATTCTGCACATCCTCAAGAAACTCGACTTCTACCACGACATCTACGGCAATGCCCGCAAGATTGACGGCACCGAGGGCGATGTCCTAATCACCAACATAGAACCTTACTACCGCATCATCGGCAAGCACATGATCTCCGGCACCGAGTACGATGTTTTCCTCATGTCGCGCACGTCCTTCACATGGCAGGGTATCGAGGCCGAGCGCGTAGAGCGGGGAGGTGTAAGCCCCGACTACACCGTCAGTCACAACGACGGCGGTGTCACCCGTATGCACTCCGTCTATAACCCTGAGTGGAACGGCTCTTACACTGCGCCCGACGGCATCACCGGCAAGGTCATCTTTGCGCAGGACGCTGAGACGGGCGTCATCACCGAGACCTTTGATCCTGACGCTACGTTGCTCGGCGGTGCTGGCGGTTTGCACACGACAGACAAAGCGCTCTACACTGGCGAGCAAGAGGCAATGAACCAGAACCCCGACACGACCAAGATGATTCCGTTCGCCAATCAGACCATGGCATCCTTTGAGGACTGGTATTCGCTCATGCTTGCTGAAGGAGGCACGTTTGATGCCCATTCCGCCACGCTCATGGGCAGCGGATTCTGTGCCAACGATCCCGCCAATGCCGAGAACTACTGGGACGAGAGCAACGCGCAAGCTCGCAACGGGATGCGCCTCGTGGACAAGGACGGCGTGTGGAAGTACTACTCGCTCGCGTCAGACGTTAAAGCCATCTTTGGCAGGAGTGCCTCAATGTACGTTGGTACGATGGTCAACTCATGGCGGAATCCATTCCATATCATGGAGGCTCATCGTGCGCTCTGTCATGCCATCCAGAACGGGGTGCATGAGCTCGAATGGTTCGTCTTCGAGGGCAACAAGTACAAGTGGCGCAGCGTCGAAGGCTTCGCGGGTCCGGCACAGGGTGAGATGACTGCCGTAGTGTGGAAGCTATCCGCTGGTCACCTATCATCTTCCGCTGTTGACCCCACCGACCTCACAACGTCCATCGCCGGCAACCGCATCGAGCTGCTTCATTCCGTTTCCCTTTTCCACGGTATCACGACTCAGGTCTCGCCCGCGTGGAACATGACTGGCATCGTAGCCGCTGAGAACGAGAATGGGGACTATGCTTGCTATGCTGAGCGAGATCCGCTGCAGCTCATCATTACCGAAAATGGCGAGGTTGATGCCTCGGCATCGTTCAACTTCGAAACGCGCTACAAGCATATCCTCGACGTGGCCAACGGCAGTGGATATGCCAAGGACTACCACAACGAAGCACTCCCATTGCCAGCATCCAATGCCGACAAAACGGGTGGTGGCTTGCATACTTATGTCTGTCGATATAATTACTTCACGGGGACAGCGGCTGCGACTGGCAAGAAGATTGTGCGCGCTTTCCGCCGCGGCATCAACGCCGGCTACACGTACCTGTCTCCGTTGTACGTTTTCGGCTACAGCGCGCCCTCGAGCGCGGGCTCGTCCTTCGCGTTCGGCACCTGTTTCCGGGTCACGGAATCGCAAACGTAAACTGCGGCGACCAAATGCCGACGCCCCGCCGCTTGCGGCGGTCGAAAACGAAAACTGCCGCGCTTCAGCGCGGCCCCATACGGCAGCGGTGCCACTGCCGTAAATCGTAATCCAGGCCAGCGGCCAAATGGCGCAAGCGAATCGGAGTAGCCGCCGCTGGTGAGGTTGCGTTCTTTATATATATGAACAATAAGGCAGCTGCACTGTACCCTTGTGCGCGCTTTCCGCCGCGGCAACAACGCCAACAACACGAACCTGTCTCCGTTGTACGTTAACGGCAACAACGCGCCCTCGAACACGAACACGAACTTCGCGTTCGGCAACTGTTAATCCAATAAATAACATAAGCCCTCCTCCGTGATACGACCTGAGCGCGGCGGAGGCAAGTGCAGAGCCTCGCTGACGAAGAGAGCGAAACAACGCAATGAAAAGAGGTTAAGACCCTCAGCCGACCGCGCACGAATGAGCGAAGGAAAGGGTAGGCTGCCACGTAGTCAAGAAGTGGCGAATCGGCGCAACAGGTCCTGTAATTTACAATTTGACATTTTACAATTTACGATTGATGGGAATCTCGACATGGCATAACATCACCAACGGCCTACACGCAGCCGTACACACGAGCTACATGGCCAAGACCTCACGCCAACGCGCCAAGCGTGAGGTCGTCGCCGTCATGTCGGACATCGAAGCATTCTGCGCCCGCAAACAGCACGAGCTGAAGAATGGGACATACTGCGTCGGACACTATCGTCACTTCCGCCTGACGGACAAGAAGAAATCACGCGACATCAGTGTTCTACCCTACGAGGACCGCTGCGTGCAGAATGCAGTCAAGGATGCCATCCAGCCCATCCTCATGCGGCAGATGACCGACGACATGCTGGGCGGTCTGCCCGGCTGTGGCGTGCTTGCCTCAGACAAGCGGCATCAGGTGGTGGCACGGATGCGGGTGCTGCTGAATGACCGAAGCCTGACGCACTATCTGCAAGGCGACATCTTCAAGTTTTACGACAATGTGGATAACGTCATCAGCATGGAATTGATAGAGCGGCAAGTGAAGGACAAGCGCACAAGAGCGGTGATCCGTCAGCACCTCTTCAACCAGAAGAAACTCGCCATCGGAGACCCTTTCTCCCACCTCATTGCCAACCTGAACATGAGCGTCATCATCCGTAAGGCCAAGGAGAAGTACGGCAACAGAATAGAAATCGTGAACTTTGCCGACGACTTCATTGCCTTCAGTAAAGAAAAGGACAAGGAAAAGGAAACGCTCACTAATTTGTGCCGCGACATGCGGATATGGGCCAGGCAGATGCGACTGCACTACAAACCGATGTACGTGCGCCCCATAGACCCACAACCGGGCAAAGAGTATCAGCCCATCATCTTCTGCGGCTACCAGTTCGGGCACGGTTATGTACACCTGACCCAGCGCACCAAGAAACGATATGTAAAGGCTCGCCACCGTGAGCGCAGCATGGGCTCGTACAAGGGCATCATCGAAGTGGCTGACACCAAGGAACTGAAGAAACGAGTACAATATCAAGATAACAAAACTATGACACAGAAGATTCGTCGCCCGTTCGCTGGGCGACCCATGAAGATTGAGACGATGGAGGGCATCCCCCACACCATCGTTGACTTCCAGCGTCGCAGCTCAAACCACAAGGACTGCGAAGCCTATTACCACATCCAAGCCGTCGCCGCAGGTCTCGGCCTTATCGTTTATTCCACCGGCGCGCAGAAAATCTGCAAGTGGCTCGACACGAAGAGCAGCGCCGACATACCACTTCGTGATATGACCATCGTCCACGACTGGAGCGGATTCTACTATGACGGCACCGTCTATTCAGATTCCGAGGAGGAAGAGATGATCCGACGACAATACAACATCCCTAAATAATATATAATATGTACGAAGCAAGATTTACAGAACCGCAGGCACTCGGCTTGCATCGCCTCACGGGCGACAACAGCGGCGAGGTCTATACCAACGAGCGCACAGAGCAGGTCACCGACCCAGAGACAGGCAGCGAACGCACCGAATACGTCTATGACGTGTACAAGGTCGCCGATGCCCGCGACCCTCACAAGGTCAAGAACGATGTCATCAACGCCGAGCACCCCTTCGGCGACGAGAAGAAGATTCTGCGCAAAGCACTCGCAAAGGTTCTCAAAACCATGAACCTCTACGACTACCCGGACTTCGCGGAGTTCCGTGCTTACAACGAGTTCGCCGAGAACATCTGACCACCATCCTTCATCACCTATTGCAAGAGCCGGCATTTTGGTGTCGGCTCTTTTTTGCATAGTAACCCCAAAGCATGGAAGTGTGCGATTGATATATATAATTAGTCAAATGGAAATATCAATCGACACACTCATCAACATCGCAACGCTCCTCATCGGTGGCGGCGCCGGAGGGTTCTTCACATGGAGATGGCAGCGGGCGAGGGCTAAGGCAGAAGCCAAGGAGAAGGAGGCGGAGGCCCAATCGGCCGAGGTGGACATGGCACAGAAAGTGCAGGACACCTACCAGCAAATGCTGGAAGACAAACAGAAGGAGGTGGAGGATAACCACCGTCTGATTGCTGAGCTGCGCGAAGACCGCGACCATTACAAGCAAGGGTACATCGAGTTCCGCGACCGGCTGGACAAACTTGGCAATGAGTTCCGAGAGTTCAGGCACACGTCGGAGGAAGAACGTGCGACGATGAAACGTGACATCGCCCGCAATGGTCGTCAGTTGGAGTGTCTGCGCCCTATGCTTTGCGGCCGCGAGGGCTGTCTCGATCGCGTCCTCGTTCAGCTCTCGGACATCGTGGGAAGTGACAAGCCGTCGCGCCGCAAGAAGGACCAACCAATAACACCATACGGAAAGGAGGAAGACCATGAGAAGCAGTAGCACGCTTATCGAGCGACTGAAGAAATTTGAGTCCTGCCGGCTGAATGCCTATCAGGACGGTGTTGGTGTATGGACTATTGGCTACGGGCATACGGCAGGCGTTAAGCCGGGCGACCGGATTACACTGTACCAGGCCGAGCAGTTCCTACGCGAAGACCTCGCCAAGTTCGAAGCAGCGGCCTCCAAGGTGCGCAACGTGAGCACGCAGGGGCGCTTCGATGCCGTGGTGGATTTCATGTATAATTGCGGCACGGCCAACTTCGCCAAGTCCACGCTGAAGAAATACATCGAGGCGGGCAAGGCGACATGGATGTGTCAGGAAGAGTTCTTGCGCTGGGTGAATGCAGGCGGCAAGAAGCTCGGAGGGCTCGTCACCCGTCGAGTCTGGGAAGCTAACCGATTTGCGGAATAACGATAACACATACAGCTATGACCATCATCGCACTCATCATCGCCATCGCGGCGCTTGCCGTCGCCTTCGCCGGCATCGTCTTCGCCTACCGTGTCAGCAACAGCCTCCACGACCTGCCCACGGAAGAGGAGGAGAAACAGACCGTCATCAACTCGTTCGTCTATGACGACGCGACGGGCATCTATCATCTCTACGGGAGCCTGTTCGTGGACGGCTCCATCACTTGCGCCGACAAAAAAGACTGACCTATGCCCTACTCCGACAATATCATCACCGCGCCCGTCAGTATCTACGACGTGCAGCGCGCGCTCTCAACGAGCGAGAACGACCTTGGCCGACTGTGCCGCCACGTGAACATCAACCGATGGTCGAAGATGAAGCCCGTGCCGTTCCCGTTTATTGAGCCCGACCGCACACAGAAGGTCACCGCTTACAACCGTCAGCTGTGGTGGTGGCAAGGGCATCCGTCCTATTCCATCGTCTCGCCAGGTCTCGTGATCGGCAACTACACCACCACCGCCAATGCGGTATGGATTACGTCGTGCGGCATCAAGTTCCTCGGCTTTTCCGCCGCCATCGACGTGCTCGGTGCTTTCAACCCCGTTGGCAATGCCTATCACACGGGCGATGCCAGCCCGCTCGCCAATAACTTCGGCTACATTCCTCCCGCTGGTGGCACGGCTGAGCCATACCGTCTGCCCGATTACAGATACTACAAGCACAACGCACAGTACAATGTCATCCCGGACTACGGAACCGAAACGGGCACGTCGCGTGTGCTCTATGATGATCCCGCCATACAGAGCGTAAAGTGCTCCATCATGAGCCAAGCTGTGAGCGACACCATCAACAGCGAGCTGTCGTTCAATGACCTCTTCGAGACGATTGGCGACGCTGCCAACTTCGCGCTCATCACGGGCAAGCTCAGCGGCACTTCGTTCACGGTGGTCAGTCCCAGCCGCACGGTCACCCATTCCGATGCCTACTTCAAGGAGATCAGCCTCAATCTCCACGACTCGCAGCTGCTCGGCGCTACCATCATCGCCATCTATTGTGTGGCCATCCGCATCAACAGCATCACCTATTATGTGCCGCTGATGCAATCTACTGGCGACCGCCCGAACACGCCCATCCCGTCGTTCCCGAAGCGCAAAATATATAATTCGTGGTTCATTGACTCCGGCACCTATCGCGCGTCTGAGTTCGCCATGAAGATCAACTACGGCACGAGCATGTCATGGTACACGAACCCATTCAGCGCACTTCCAACGCTTGGAGGCACTGCAATCATGAACCGCATCTACATGAAGCTCGACCTTGCCCGCACGTCATCCTACACGCTCACGAATGCCGCCATCACGGTCGTTATGTCCGGGCAGTTCCGCGATTCGCGTGGTCAGATGCAAGTCGTTAACTACGAGCTGACAAGTTCGGACACACGCTTCGTGCTAAAGAATGCCGAAGTCGATGCCTACGACTGGGGCAGCACGGAAACGGTGTACATCACCTCAGCAACGTCAGGTCAGCAGACGTGCTACCTGGCCATCTATAATCTCTTTGCCAACCGCCACGGAGTCGAGACCATCTACGGAGGGACGATATGGCGCGTCCAGCTCTTCATCTCGAAGAACGGGCAGCAAAGTTCCATCCCTGACGTCGAGTATGGTAGTATGAGCGACACGGGCAGACTAAGCATTGACGTTGGCCCCATCACATCATGAAGATCGTCAAGAACCATATCATCCCCTTCGGCTCGTTCTCCGCCATGTGCATCGGGCCGTGGATATTCGTCAAGGACATCAACAAGGTCACCACGACGCTCATCACGCATGAGGCAATACAC